AAACTAAGCCCGAATCCATTATTGTCAAACCTATTTTTTATTCGGAACGCGTTGTTGACATAATGATTCGTGAACCTGACAAAAAAGATTTTCATGTCAGTTTCGGCATAGTTTATACGAAAAATACTTTCTTTACACCAAAACATGTTATTAATTCATTATTTTCCATTTTGAAAGAAAAGGGGCTTGATCTTCGGAGTGCAGTAATATTGCAGCACTCGGTGGTTACACATTTCATTAAATCTGTGCGTGATCACATACATTATGACTTTTCCATTGTCACTTGTACGAGCGATTTTAGTACCAAACAGCAATTTCATGGTCTTGCAGATCCTTCGTCTGAACCTTGTTCAGATGTTTGGTTATGCAGGCCTGTTATTCGTGATGCTGACAAACGAACGATTGCTTATGACATGAACTATTGTGCAAACCACATACCTCTTGCACATTTAGTTGAAGGCAACCATATTACTCCTCTAGGTACGAAGACAGGTAAGTATCTTGCTTATCAAATAAACACACAAAATGGCGATTGCTGGTTACCCGTTGTTGCAAAATTTGATGACAAATACAAACTTGTCGCTATTCATACTGATGGTGGAACCAAATCAAATTACGGTCTCTACCTACCACAATTGAAAAGCGATATTGATAACCTTTCTTCTGCTAATTGGTCCGTTCGTGAATTTCCTCTTATTGTCAACACAAAAACCCTCTTTCCTGATAGAGAATTTGAATTACAAGCCCAATCTATTTTTCCTGGCGTTGTCCCGCTCGTTGGTCCTGATGTACAACCTGTAGGAATATGTCATAGATTTGGCTCTTCCTTCAAACCCATTGTATGCAAGGATCCTATTGCTACAAAGGTTTTGAAGATGTTCCATGAAACTTATGTCCATGGTGATAATTATCCACCGGTTTCAACTGAAGAAGCTTTTTACACTGCGCTCGGACGTTACTCACGTATTGAAACCCTTCCGACGCCATCTTGTGAAATTAGCTGGAACATAATGAGTGAAGTCCTATCTGGCGTTTTTTCACGTTGTCAGATGTGTTCTCAACTCACTGTCTTGAAAAATCTTGATCTTACGAAATCTGTCTCATTTCCTTTCCAATTTCCAAACAAGGGCATTATGTATACTGACCCCTCATGGGCCACAAATTTTATCTGGCTCGTTGAGCGTTACTTGGAGGGAAAGCTTCCTGCTATTAATACCGCGTTCATGAAGAAAGAGCTTTTACCACATGGGAAGCTCATTCGCACTGTTACGGGTGTTGATGCTCGTGTGATATTCCTTCAATCACAATTTGTACTCGAGCAGAATGAAGCATATTATGAGGCGTGTCGTGGACGTACTTTTGTCAAGGGATTTGTTGGTTGTTCGCCGTTTCGTCTTGGCTGGAATTCTTTAATTTCTAGACATAAACGTAAGCGGTATCATACAAGTTTTGACATTAGTTCACGTGATAGTACAAACAGCGGTTATGATTTTTATCGCTTGTTTCGTATACGCGCTGATCATTTGCTGAATCTATCGGAGACGGAGAAAGTAATATTTGAGCAGACTTTTAAGAACAAAATACGAAAAATCATAGTTGCGCCCCCAATCGATGGTGTGAGTTACGCATATCTTGTTACTACTGGTCTCTTCTCAGGGGAGATGGATACCATCATCGTTAATTCCATCGGAGAGGAAGGTAGATTGCGCGCTTTCTTTTATGAGATTTATATACTCACTCCTCATTCTACTGATTTTTT